TGAGATTAAAAGCTTGTATTGAGGCAGGAATAAAAGAGGTATATATAGAGATAGTAGATTTATCAGAGGAAAAGCAGAAAGAATTTATAATAAAAGACAATAATAGCTTTGGTGAGTGGGATTGGGACTTGTTGGCTAATGATTGGAATAGCAAAGAATTAAACGAGTGGGGTATTGATGTTTGGGTAAATGAAGATGAGCCAACAGAAAAAGAAATTGACGAAGATAAGTTTGCTGCAGAAATAGATACCTATATAAATGCACAAATAAAACAAATAGTTTTGTATTACAATAGTGATGATTACAAACAAGCACTTTTAAATTTTGAAAAGGTTAGAGAAAAACACAACCTAAATGACAATACAGAAGTATTTAATTTTTTAATGAACAAATATTTAAAAAATGAATTATAAAATAGCAATACCCTCATATAAAAGACCTGATACTATAAAGAAAAAAACTTTACAAATTATTGAGGAGCATAATATAGATAAAAATAGGATAACAATTTTTGTTGCAGATAAAGAAGAAGAAAAAGAATATATAAATAGTTTAGGAAATGAATATAAAATAGTTGTTGGTGTTCCTACAATAGGAGAGCAAAGAAACTTTATAGAAAGATATTATAAAGAGGGAGAAAAGGTTTTAATGTTTGATGATGATATTGACGGAGTTTTTGTTAAAGACGGAAGTAAAATAAAGCCTATTGAGAATTTAGAAGAAGAATTTATTATAAAAGGCTTTGAGGAATGTGATAGAACAAATGCTAAATTTTTTGGATTATACGCAGCTGCAAATGGCTATTTTATGAAACATAGAATATACAACAAGCTATGCTATATATGTGGTGGTGTTTTTGGAATAATAATACAACACGATGATTTCTTAAAAAGAAGAACAAATCACGGAGAAGATTACGAATATAGTATAAGGCAGTATATAAAAAACAAAATAGTAGTTAGATTTGACTATATAACTATTAAATCAAAATTTTTTAAAGAAGAGGGTGGATTGCAAACAATAAGAACTAAAAAATATATATTTGATAGCATTAATAAGATTTATAGTATGTTTCCTGATTATTGCACAATGTATGTAAGAAAAAGCTCAGGTAATGCAGAATTAAGATTAAGAGATAAAAACTTATGAAAAGAATAAACGTAATAAGAAAAGAGGTTAATAAAAAAGATTATGTAAGAAGAACTGCACATTTATCTGATGTAACAAAGCATATTAAAGAAGATTGTTTAATTTGCATAGATGATAAGCCTATATTACTATATAAAACATTAGAAGAAAAACCTAACGCTATAAGAAAGGCAGTACAAAATGTTAAATACGGGGTAGGCAGGAGAGTACACGGATTAAAAAGTCAAAGTGCAGTATTTGGATATAAGCCTAGACAAGAAAATAGGCAAGATTATTGTAGTGCGTCTGCTATGGGAAAGAATCACCCTAAAGAACATTACCTAATAAGTCAATACGCTAAAGATATAGAAAAATATTACAAAGAATACTTTCCTGATACATACAATAACCATAAAAAAGAAGTACAAGAAAAAGTTAGAAAAGAATGGATAATAAAAGATACTGTTTTTACAAGTGGAATAGTAAATAAAAACAATCAACTCAATTATCACTTTGATAGTGGAAACTTTAAAAATGTATTTAGTAATATGCTTGTATTTAAAGGTAATGTAAAGGGTGGTCATTTAGTTATACCTGAAATAGATATATCATTAGAAGTAGGAGATAGCTCTGTAACTATATTTGACGGACAAGATTTACTACACGGTGTTAGTCCAATAAAATACCTACACAAAGATTCTTATAGATACTCAATAGTTTATTATTCATTACAAAGAATGTGGCAGTGCCTAGAAATAAACGAAGAAATAGATAGAATAAGAAAGGTTAAAATGGAAAGAGAAAAGAAAAGGATAGACCCTGAGCATTTAAAAGATTTAAATAAGAGGTATGTTGAAGCAAAGAACTATAAAAAAGAAATAGAAAAATGAACAAAACCGAACACACTAAAAAAGCATTATTAGACGCTTTAGAAAAATCATTAGGAATAGTAACTACTGCTTGTAAGAAAGTAGGTATAGGAAGAACAACTTATTACGATTGGTATAACAACGATTCTGATTTTAAAGACAAAGTAGATGATTTAAAAAATGTAGCATTAGATTTTGCAGAAAGCCAACTACATAAACAAATACAAGATAACTCTACCTCTGCAACAATATTCTATTTAAAAACACAGGGTAAAAAAAGAGGGTATATAGAAAGGCAAGAGGTAGATTTGTCTAGTGGTAACGAACAAATAAATAAAATAGAAATTGAAATCGTTGAATCTAAAGGGAACAGTAGTTCTACAAAAGAATCTTAATGCGAGTACAAGAATTGTAGTTAATCAGGGTGGAACAAGAAGTAGTAAAACATATTCATTAGCTCAATTAATTATACTACAAGCATTACAAAGCAAAGGAAAGGTATATACCATTTGTAGAAAAACTTTACCTGCATTAAAGGGTACTGCCTATCGAGATTTTTTTTCTATATTAGAAAGCCACGACTTATACAATCCTGACAATCACAATAAGTCAGAATTAACCTATAAGCTAAACGGAAACGATATTGAGTTTATTTCAGTTGATATGCCACAAAAAATTAGAGGTAGAAAGCGTAACGTATTATGGTTAAATGAAGCAAACGAATTTAGCTTTGAGGATTGGATTCAACTCTCATTAAGAACAACAGAAAACATTTATTTAGATTTTAACCCCTCGGACCCTTATTCGTGGATATATGATAATGTAATTAATAGGGACGATTGCACCTTTATTAAATCAACCTATTTAGACAATCCTTTTTTACCTGATGAAACAATAAAGGAAATAGAAAGATTAAAGGAATTAGATAGCAATTATTGGAAGATATACGGACTTGGTGATATGGCTCAAGCAACAGAAACTATATTTAGGCAGTTTGAGATATGTAACAATATACCAACAGAATCAACGCTAATAGCTTTGGGTATGGACTTTGGCTATTCTAATGACCCCACTGCAATAGCAGAAGTATATAAATTAAACGATAATTTGTATATTAACGAATTAGTATATAGCAAAGGATTGACAAATCAAGATATAGCAAACAAATTAAGGGAGCTCAACATAACAAGACAAACAGAAATAATTGCAGATAGTGCAGAGCCTAAATCAATAGAAGAAATACATAGGCTAGGATTTAATGTTAAGGGAGCAAAGAAAGGTGCCGATAGTATTAATATGGGTATTGATATTTTAAGAAGATATAAACTACATATAACAAAAAATAGCACTAATACAATTAATGAATTTAAGTTTTATAAATGGTTGGTAGATAAAAATGGTAGGGTAATTAATAAACCTGCAACCAATCAGTTAGACCACTTAATTGATAGCATTAGATACGTTGCACTTAATAAGCTAACAACTAATTATAGTGGAAAGTATTATATATTATGAACAAAAACAACAATTTTATATTTATAATAAATGAGTAAAAAAAAATTTGAGGTAATTGTACCTACAGAATGGAAAGATATTACAATAGCAGAGTATCAAAGGTATTTAGTTTTATCTTCTAGTAAAAGAAAAGGTGTAGATGATGATATAATATCTATGTTTTGTAAAATAGATAAAAAGCTATTAAAAAAATTAAAGCTAAAAGATAAAAAAATTATAGCAAATAAAATTTACAATTTTGTAAATAGTAAAAGCGAGGGAGAATTAGAGAAGAAAATAAAGTTTAAAGGTAAAAAATATGGCTTTGTTCCTAATCTAAGCAAGATAACAACAGGGGAATTTGTGGATATAGAACAATATGGTAAAGATATTAATAAAAATCTACACAGAGTAATGAGTGTTTTATATAGAGAGATTGATAGAGAGGCAGGTAGATTTTATAGCGTAAAGCCTTATGACCCTGACGAATTAGAAATAGATAAATTTAAAGATTTACCAATGAGTACAACACTATCTGCGATAGATTTTTTTTTTCGTTTAGGGAAAAACTTATTGGAAGATTTAAGCAACTATTCGAGGGTGGTGATGAAGAGCAGGGAGAAAAAACATTAGGTGGTAAATGGGGTTGGTATAATGTAATATTTGGTTTGGCTAATGATAATATTTTAAATGTTGACGCTATAACTAAAATAGAAATATCTTTAGTTTTAACATATTTAAGCTATCAACAGGATAAAGCTAATATAGAAAGAAATAATTATAACAAATGATAACATACAAAAATATAATAGACGATTTTAAAACAATAGCGACTAATCATTTTCTGATTAATTCTTTTCATAGTGGTATGCTTGATGAGGTTGATATTAATAAATTAGATAGTGAGGATTTTCCTATTTTATATGTAGAGCCAAGCAACACCAATATAGATAAAGGTGTGTTAACATACTCATTTACAGTATATACAATGAGCTTAATTAAAGAGGACTTAAGTAATAGAGAGCTAGTTTGGTCTGATATGCTACAAATTATGCAAGACGTTATAGCAGAATACAGACAAAATCTATCAATACAAACATCAGGGGGAGATAGTGGAAAAAAGTATAGCTATATACCCTCTGAAATAGTTTTAAATTTACCTATTAATGCAGAGCCTTTTACCGTAAGATTTTCAAATATGCTAACAGGTTGGTCTGCTACTTTTACAATGCAGGTAAATAATCCTAATTCGCTATGTAATGCTCCAATAGAACCAAGTGATGAAAACCCTAATACATAATGGATATAGATACAACAGAAATAGAATCATTATTAAGTAGCTTTGGTAGTAAGCTAATACAAAAAGCTAGAGCAAACCTAAATAAAAAAGGAAAAAGAGCAAAGGGAACTTTATTTAATGAGATGAGCTATGATATTAATAAAAGCTTTAGTGGAATAAAATTTAAAATGGAATTTGGACAAGCAGAAGATTATTGGGAGTTTATTGACCAGGGAGTTAAAGGTGCAGGTGGCTTTAAAGGAAGTGGTAGAATGAGAGGTCAGGGTAGTCCTTTTAAGTTTAGTAGAAAGCAACCACCTTTAAGAGCTATATTACCGTGGATAAGTTTAAAAGGAATTAAGGGTAGAGATAAAAAGGGAAGATTTATAAGTAATAGAAGTTTAGGCTTTTTAATTGCTAGAAGTATAAAACAAAGAGGATTAGAAAGAACTTTATTTATATCAAAGCCTTATGAGGATATGATAGGTAATTTAAAATCTGATATAGCAAGTGCATTTACACAAGATATAGATAACTCAATAGAAATAGAACAACCTGATAAAGTAGAAATTAATTTAAGTAAAACGTAATGAGTACAACTACATCAATAGAGCAGAAACCAAATTTATTAAGTGCAGTAAATACACCACTTATATATGTGCTAAAAGATAGTGACGCTGCCAATTATAACGCAAATAAATTTAGGTATGTTTTAAAAATTAAAGTAAACACAGTTGAAATAGCAGTTTTAAAAATACATAAAAATCAACAAAATGTAGGTGTATTTGACATAAGTCATATACTAAAAACTTATGTAGATACACAATTAACTAACACAAGCTATGTAACAACAACAGAAAGCATACATACATTAGGTATATTTCAAACTAATAGTCCTTTTTGTCAAAACACAAATCAATTAGCTAAAATAAATGTAGAAGCCTATTACGAAAAAGCGTCATCTGCTACAACTGCACCTGCTTTATCTGCAGTGCAAGATACTGCAGAAAGCTATGTTATACCTGCTGCTACACCCTTTACTAAAACTGCAGCAAATGTAGGTGGATTAGATATAAGTGGAACTAACTACCCCCTAACTTTTTTTATGAATAGTACTACATCAGAAGATAGTTGTACTTTTTTTACTAATGCTCCTACGGTACAATTTGTTAGAGGTAGCAGTACAAGTGCAGATAATATAGATAGAGCTACAATTTGCTTTAAATCAGGTAAAACAGGAACAGGTATTTTAAATCAGGGAGCTGCAATAGATTATATATTAATAAAATATTACGATAGTGCAGGAAATGTTATTACTAACACTGCAGGTAATACTTTAGAATATTTTGCAAACACTAATACAACAGGTGGAGCAAGTGCAGCACAGGCAACTACGGTAGAAGAAGCTATATTATATTTTGGTTGTGGTACTGAAAATTTAGAAACACAAACAAGAAATTCAAACGCTAAACCAAGTAAGTATTCTAATTGGGCGTATTATAAAATATTTGGCTCTGATACAACTGCAGAATCAGGTAGAAGTACAAAAGAATATTATTTTTATAGATATGGAACAAATGCAAGTGTAGATGATAGACACCAAAGCTGCACGAGGTATAATAATGTAAGGTTGGCTTGGAGAAATAGATTAGGTGCTTGGGATTATATGAATTTTAGAGGTAAATCTACGGAAAGCGTAGAAATAAAATCAGAAGAAATGGAAAGAGTTGTAGGAAATTGGGACAATGCAAGTGCTACTACTGAATTTAATTATAGCAACTGGGAAAGAGGTAGAGAAACTTTATTTACAAAGGCTAAAAGAAAATTAGTAATTAATTCTGATTGGCTAAACGAAGATGAGGCAGTATGGTTAGAGGAATTATTTACCTCTGTAAATGTACAAATATTAGGTGATAATGGTGTAGTGTATCCTGTAATTATAACTAATAAATTATATACAAAAAAAACAAGCGTAAACAATAAAATTAAAATACAATATACAGTTAATTTAGAATACTCTAATGAGGTTAGAACAAATAGTTAATGAAAGTAAGATTAGTAGCATATCGTAGAGAAAACACAGGCTCAGGTACTTATGACCTAGACCAATTTGAATTAGATTTACAAAAAGAGCCTAATGTTGTAGTTAATTATAATTGGCTAGATTTAAGAAATCCCTCGCAAAGAAAATCTAGTTTTTCACAAACTTTAAAATTACCTTTCTCAAATGCTAACAATAAATTCTTTGAAAATTACTTTAACGTCAATTTAGATACACTTGTTTTTAACGCTAAATTTAAGTTTCCTGCTATTTTATATGTTGATAGCATACCACAACTAAAAGGATTTATACAACTAAAATCTATATACCTAAATGCAAGATTATATGAGGTTGCTTTATTTGGAGATACTGCAGATTTTTTTACTGATTTAAAGGACGCTAAACTAAAAGATGTTTTTGACACACAAGATACAACAGACCCTGAGCTATTATTATTAAATCAAATATTTGACCACAAATTAACATTAGCAAATGTTTTAGCAAGTTGGACAACAGGATTAACAACAGTATTAGGAACAACAACTAATGATGTTATGTACCCTATATTTGAC